TTCCGCCGGCTCCTGCGCCTTCAACTTCGCCAAAGCCTTCTTGATTTCATCGAGATCGGAGAGTTTTTTCGGACGCAGAGATAAGCCTAGAAGCTTAGCAGCTAACTTCATGTATTGAAGACTAAGCTTCGGTTTGGGTTGCTTCGCCTTAGCGTATTTTTCAGCAATCTCGTAACATTCAGCAGCAAATATCCGCATAATTTTATCCCGAGCCTTGAAAGACTCTGCATCGACAAAATCCTTGCCCTTAAGTTTCCTAGCAATTCGACAGAAAGAACGATAGACCAGATGTTGAAAAAAAACATCTTTTTTATTTCTCATGCGCTACGCCTTCTGCCCCACAAAGATTCCCATTATTGTTCCACTTAAGCCCGTTATGGCAGCAAAAACTTCAGAGTTCCAGGAGCCTAGAAAAGCCATGTGGGCAATCTCGAGAGCTGATAGACAAACAGTCATGCCAATCGCAAATTTCACGCCTAAAACAAGCTTCTCATTAGGCTCAACCACTTCAACTTGATCCCGGCCACGTGGCCCTCTCTTATGCACTCTGCGAGTAAGCGCCTTCTTAACCCAATCCCGCATGATTAACAACCCTCTTCATAAAAGTACGCTTATTCAAAGCTCTGCGTCCACCCAACAAGAAACTGTTAACCAGCTGACGTGCCACCTGAGCGTCAATGCAAGCCTTAGCAACAACAATCACTTTCAAAGTCCACGTTAAAGGTACAGCAGTATAATCAATGTCAAAAATGCCGCTGGAATATTTGAAACTGTTCTGGGCAATAACAATATGCTTGCTTTTCTCTCCGAAAACTCCGATAAAAATGCCCCAACTATGGACAGGCACGTCAATAGCAATGCCCACGCCGCTACTCTTGCCCACACTAGCATCAGTCCATGAGACGCAAACCAAATCTCCGGAAGAAACATTTTTTAAATCTTTCGAACTCTGCTTTTTCAACTAGAATAAACCTCCATAAACACATTTAAACTTTGAAAACGAAGAAGGGTCTAGGGAAAAACATGAACCTAAGAGAAATTGTAGTTTGTGTTTACTCTTCAGCCTTCTTAATAGCGCTAATTGGAATTGCCCTAATTCCAGAAGAGACATGGAAATATATCGCAGACTGGCAAAAAATAACGTTTGCCTTCTACATACTCGTAGGATTCTGCGGAGTCCTAATAGCATACTGGGTCTACGATGATGGGTCAAAGATAGATCATCTAACAGAAAGACTAAGCGCTGTCGAGGGAAGTCTTCAAAAGAGAATTTTTGACCTTGAAGAGAAGATAGAAAAATCAAGCTAGGCTCGCCTCTCCAACAACTTCTGTGCTTCCTGCAGTAATTTGAAAACGTAATCAACATATTGCGGCTCATTTGAAAGCGTTAAAACAGCATACCATTGCGTTCCTTTCACGCTATGTTTAACTTGGATAATGCGGAAGTAAGCGTCTAAGCCATCGTTACCGACTACAATGCGCTGCCTGTCGCCTGGATTATAACGATGCTCTCCGTCCACAACAACTTCGGAAAGCGTGACTGCGGGGTCTTTAAGAACAGCTAAAATGCTTTCCGCTCTTGCTTGGCATTCAGCGTCGCTCTTAAGTGATTCGTCAACTATCGGCTTATTCATCCTAATTCCATAAAGTTGCTGGCTTACACTATCCTCTGCTGTATATTCAAAGTTTTTAATGAACCTTACACCGTCAACTTTTAAAGTTAAGTTTGAAGATGTTGGCGCATTAGAGAACCCTATTCTTAAATCATTAATGTTTTCCCAATCTGCACCCGAACCAGCAACCCATTCCGTATCAGGACCAATCTCTAATTCAAGCTCCATCCATTGGCCTTTATGCGGTATTTCGACAATTTTCCTAAAATAATCAATACCGCTTCCTGTTCTTAATTGAATGTTGAAGTATGCTCCTGCATTAAAACTTCCAGCGTCAACTTTTACCCATAAATGCAGTTTTCTATACTGATGTGAAAACTTACACGAAATTGGGGACGTAAAGTGATAATTCAGCATAATGCTCTGATCTCCCGCCGTAGTTGCCACAATGCTGCATGAGCCTTCTTTTACGTCGCTCCCGTCTTGTGTTGGTCCTGTTTCGTCTGTTGTCCAATTCGTAAGCGCTTCTGCTAAATCACCTAGCATTTTCGCTTGCATACCGTAAACTTTTATCTTGTTTCTAACTCTGTGCAAATCCTCGCTTTTCTGATAAGATTCAGGCGTTATGCTTGTTATTGGACTTACAAAATCTAAACTGTTCCTTAAATGTCCAACCAACACTCCGCTGGGCGTTTCGTAAGCGTCAAACCCTTGCACTGCTGCTGGATTCTTAGCTTTCTCCAAGATTTCCTGTATAATGGTCATTGGTTTTTCTTCATCATAAGCCACGTCGTGTGTACTACCTATTCTATCATCTGTGCTTCCGTATGCGCCTGACCAGTCAAACCACATGTGGGCGTCTGGATGCTGAGCTAAATAATTGCATAAGGCTAAACAATATCCAATGATTGTTCTCCCGTTTGTGGCGCTATAAACGTTCTGAAGCAATGCTGGTGGAATGTCTGCTTCGTATGCGTGTCCATGGCAGTCCAGATCAATGTAGAAGGCGCCGTATTTTTCGCCTCGATTTGAGGGTGTGACTACTTTGCCGCCAAAAACTTTGTAAGAAATTAAGCCTAAATTTGCTTCGTCTCTTGCAAGCCAAATTAAAATTACATCATGCCTTTTGACATAGCCATTGTAGGCTCCATTGAAATTAGGGATCGTGAGTTTGGCTCCGCTTATGGCTTGATTCAAGAGTGGTCTTGTAACCGTTAATTCTTCGACTAGGTCGCCTAAATCGGGTATGAGTAAAGGATTTTTGCAGATGGCAACATAATCAAAATCAACATAGTTAGTGTAGTTGCCAACATATTCCTCTAGGAGTGCGATTTTCGTTAAAGTCTTTCCAGAAGGCAATGTTACTTCGAATAAGCCAGTTGTTGTTTGACCTGTCCATACTGTAATCCATGATGCTGATATGCTATCGTAAACTTTTATTCCCCAGGTAGTAGGAGACGCTCCACACGCTGCTATTCTACATTCGATTTTAGTGTAAATGTTTGTGTCTAAGTTTAGAAGGTTCTTCTCTATCCGTCCAATTTCGCTGTAACCTGTAATGTCAACTACGTCGCCGCTTCTGGAGACTAAACCAGTTACAACCGTCCATCCTTTGCAGAAGTGATCGTCAAAAAAGCCTGGTTCACGGAAAATTTCTACTCTGCATTTCGCCGGCGCCAAGTCGCTCAGATCATTCCGCTCCTTCTCAACGCGTCGACAACAGCATCTCCAGTCTCTCGCGGAGTTCGTGCTTCATTAATGGTTATGTGAATTGTTGTATTACCGCGAAGTTGCGGAAGAGGAATAACTGCTTCAGGACCTCGTTCACCAATCAATGCAAATGTAGGCTCGCGGATGATGCCGCCTTCAGCCATAGGCTTAGCAAAATAGGCGCCCAAGGCAATAGATGCAGCAGCAGCCGCCAACATGACTGGAACAGCAGTGCCCATGGAAGCAACGGCATTGGCTATGAAATGGGCAACTGCCCTGGCATATTCAACCAAAGTTAATGCGGCAGAAGCCACCTTCTGTGCAATCATACTTCCAATGTGTGCCGCACCAGCCACCACAGCAGCCCAATGAGCCTTACCCAACATGTAAACCTGACTTGCCAACTGCAGAAAGTTCAACGTAAGCATCGCGGCTCCTTTTCCAACATCCAACTGACCCTTCGCCATACGATCCATAATGTCGCCGAGCTGAATACTATTAGAGATTAATCCCGCAGTTGTGACCATCAAACTCCTATAATTTGTTTCCATCTGACGAGAAGATGAGGCTACTTTATTGCCCATATTACCTGCAGCATTGCCCATACGTTCAAAGCCGCCGGTAACCTCATCAACGCCTTCAAGTCTCGCACGGAAAGTTAGCTCCGACATTGCTTTTTCCAATCCTTCATTTTTTCTATTTTCTCTTCCATTGTTTCGTCCGAGTTTACAGAGATCCTCTCAAGCTCAGTTGCGACAAGTTGATAATCAACTTCCAGCAGCCACGCGTCAGAACCCTTAAGCCCCAGGATCTCGCTTGGGCGCCTGTGAACCAGTAGAGCTAATTGTGTTGCTTTTCTTACGGTTGGACTTGGTGTCTTTGCGAAAAAGCCCAGCATCCTTTTGAACTTGCGCTGTCAAATCAAATAATGCCTTAAGGACCTGAGTATAATGTTCCTTTTGGGGAGTTGGCTTAACGCATTCTTCAAATAATTTAGCAACAGCACCTTCAATGTCCTGCGATATTTGGTTTGCCTCATCCAAGCTTTTAGGCTGCTCTTTTGTTCTTATGCCGTAAAGACTTGCATAAACCGCGTGAGAGGGCGGAATCGGTATAATAATGTATTTTGTGCCGTCAATCGTTTGTTCCATGTTTAAACTTCCTAATAGGCTGAAATTGCGTTTTCCAAGATTGCTTTCACTTCTGCTCCGCCGCCAGCCCAGCCAGCGTCGTAAAACGCTTTGAATGGTGCATCAACGACTAGCAACTCATTTTGTGCTTTAACGTCTGGAACGCCTCCTGTGAAAATGCACTTGTGCATTGTAACCTCTAAGATGTAAGTAAGGATCCCCTCAATTATTGGTCCATAACAAATCACATCCACAGTAAATTCGCTGCCTCCGATAAAACGGTCATAATCATTTGTGTTGTCAAAGTATGCGCTCAATTTGCCAGTGGCTTCTCGGTTTGTAACACGTTTAATGTTGAATGTTCTGCCGGCTAGACTGCCTTTCTCAAATGGAATGTTGTTTTTTATTGACATTTCAATGTCATAAACGATGTTTCGTTCTTCGTTTCCTCCGATGGTCACACTGCTGTTTATTGCTTGCATATTCAACGCTTGTAAAGGTGATATTGTCGGTGTGGCGATAGTTGCCTTTGTTTCTGGAAAACCACTTAGGATTTCTGCGTTTGCCATGATGTCATTGTCATGTGCGTATTTAATGATTAAGGATTCAACTAAGCTTCCCGGCAGGACTCTTTCTGTTAGTTCAACTCCCAATCTCACGGTGTAGCTGGGTAAAGTGTCTGCTGGAATAAACGTGTGCGCATAGACGTTTCCAGATTGCAAAACAGAATTGACAGAACCGAAGACACCATACAACAGATCGCCTATAATTCCTTCGGGTTCAAGAGGAAAATCGCCAATACTTCCTCTCGCTCTATAAGGGCCTAAATTACGTTTTCGATAGGCTCTGCTGGCTATTGGAGTCGGAATGATCCATTTTTGATCTGGCTTTATTGACGCTATCGCTTCTGCATATCTCACTGCGGCGACGGCTTCGCCGTAGTTTCCTGTTTCTCTTCCCATTGCCACGTATCTTTTTCCCATTTATTTTTCACCTTTCTAGCCCTAGGGGGCTATTCACGCCTCCTAGTGGTTAGGGTGAGACCGACAGCTCTGAAGCTGTAGTCAGAATCTTTCTCAAACCACTTGATTTTCTCACGATTAACAACATAGCTGGCTGCCACTAAACCGCCAATCGTGGAATCATCATCCAAAGCAGCCTCAACCGATTCAGCAAACTCCATAACGCTATCTTCAGCCTTCTCAACTTCAATATGCTTGTCAACAACAGCCACAAAAAAAATGTCTCTAATCATGGCTTTGCTGCCGACCGGCGCCTCCATCACGCCTCCACCCCACTCGACCCAGCCCCAAGGAAAACCAGGCCAACGACTACGAATCGGTTCACCTTTTACCCACTTATTCTTTACACTTGCACCAGAACCATTCTTAGGGTCTGCCATATTCAAAATCGTGATTATTTGATCCCGAATTGCTTTGGGATTAGTCACTTTTAGGCCTCCTGAAGGGCTGCTTTAAGTGCCGCATCCAAAGCCCACTCCAAAACCTGCTGCAATTTCGGAAAGTTCAAGTGAAAAGCCTCAGTCAAAAAAAAGCGTCCAGGCATTCGTGTAGTGCCAAACTCAACATACGGTGCATAAGAGGCTGCTGCACCAACCGCCAAGATCCAATCTTGAACCCGATGGAAAATTGTTGAACGCAAATAACCGGTCCTTACAGGGCACATGCGAAAAGCATCCATATGTATGTCTTCACCCACACGCTCCAAACTCCTCTGAGCAGCAGTATGCATTAAACCAGGCATCTTATCCAGGGCAGCTTGTAACTTTTCAACGCCCTCAACATTCATGCTAAACTGGATGCCCATTAGGCATTAACCACCTTAAAGGGCACATCAGTTTTTTCAGCGTTAATGTAAGCTTGCAAGAACTTGTCAGCCTCAATCCAGAAAACTTCTGCCCCAGCAGGATCTCGACGTCTCCGGAAAAGCCAAGCAGCAAAATGAGCACTAGCATCTTTAATGTTCTGCGGCGTACTTGCAGGCACAGTTAAGTCATGATATTTAAGAAGACTATCAACCAAAGCATCAGCAGAAGTTATGCAGTCGGCAATCTCAGTATCCCATGTAACCTCCGTTATCTGCAGAACGGTTTTAACCTGCGCAGCTGTACAGTATGCCATTTCTTTAGTCTCTCAAACTTTATATGCATTAATAGGCGGTTTGACGGTATAATAGTTTTCACATTCTGGAAACTGAAAACTCCCCATCAAATCACCTGAACCAATAATCCAGCAGCAGTTGGCGGTGGCGCTTCTAATGTTAGGTATGCGAATCTGATGTTGTATGGACTCGCTAGTTTTGTGAGGTATAGTAAGCCTATGTATCCGCCATAATCTTGACTATAGGAGTTTAAGAAAAAACCAAAATATATGTCATCCGTGGATTCGTTTATCCAATCTGTTGGGTTAGTGTCCCATGTCCCAGATACGCATTTCTTATAGTAAACATGGTCAGTATCCATTTTAGTCCAGAAACAGTATAAGTCGCCAGAAGCCGTGTCAATAGATAATGCTGGCGCAGAAGAAATTTCCATGCTGTCTTGAACAAGAACATCATTTGCTCCCCAGCCCACTCCATAGGTGCGTTTGTTGTAGCGAATCTGATAAGTTGTTTGCCTATTATATGTGAAGTGAACGTCATCACTTTCATTAACCGCAGAAAATAAATAGCCACTCTGTATGTTGTAGTCTGCTAAATCTGTTTCTTCGCTTCCCCAACCGCCATCATATAATTGTGCACATGGAAGCTGACTAGCGCGACAGTATATTACATAGACTTTTCCATTTGTTAAGGCGACTGGTTGAACTCTCCAACCTACGTCTGCTGTTGCGTTTAGCGCATACGCAAAATCTGTTGACCACGTGCCATCGTTGTTAGCGTTCTTTAATACATAAGGAGTATAAACAATACCATTTTTGTTTATGGCTCCTATCCAAGCGCGACCATTACTGTCCACAGCAATACAAGGGTAAAAATAATAAATCGTTGAGGAACCATCATGAACTAGCTGTTCATTTGCCGACCAAGTTATTGTGCCATCACTCTGTGGAGCGCCACGCCTATAAAACAAATCAAAATTGGAATAGCGGACATAGTGAACGTATGTGCCATCAAACCAAATACTAAAATCATAACCGTAGGGGCATGCGCCTATGCTCGTCGCTGCGCCACTCCAATCGCTTGGGTCGATGGTGCTTTCATAATAAGCCTCGCTATTACCTACATACCAAGCCCAGAACCTTCCAACCGCATGAAAGCCTTTACGCTGATATGAGAAAGAACATGCATACACCTCTGTGGTTGTTGCCACTGTTGAAGGGTCAATCTCCACATGCGCCCCCAAAGGCACATTGTCACGCCTCATCCTAAACCAGAAGTAATCGTCTTTCACGCCATGCGTAAACTGCAAACCAGATATGCCAGCACAATCACTCCAATCAAAACTAATAACCACATCATCATAAGTCAACTCATACTGAAATTTATCTACCTTTTTAACATACTCTCTAGCGACTTTATCAATGGCAAAAGTAAGCCGATAACTTCCGCTGTGTGAAGCGTTGAAGATAAGTTTAAACTTGCAATGATTAGGCTCTGGAAAACTCCTAACAACCGACAAATCACTTTTAACGCTTACCCAATTTGAGCCATCAAACCACTCCAAATCCCAAGCTGCATGATTCTTAAAAATCCCCCAAAATTGAACCCAGTCAAATGCGAGAATACCAATCGTAGCCACCATAATCCATCACCCTAACTGAAAGCCACAGATTGCTCACTCACAACTTCCACGGTCAAGTCTGCTCCGGCGATTGTGGAACCGATTTGGTCAATGTCAATGGTCAATTTGTCTCCTTCAGCAAGGCTTGTGACGTCCGGCGTTCCAGAATCGCCAGTTGTTGCTCCAATGGCGATTTGCGGTCTATTTGCTTGATTCGTGAATATGGTTGTGCCATTCTTGTTGACGTCAACGATTATGGCAGCT